CCACTATGGGTATGATTAGTCGCAGCAGCTCCTACTTGAGCTGCAGTATGGGTATGAGTAGAAGCTGCATAGTTACTGTGAGTATGATTAGATGCAGCTTTACTATTAATAGCAGCTTCTACTGTAGTTCCATTAGACATTAAGACGTTTGTAGCACTAGTCTCTAAATGAATGGTATCATAAGCTCCAGAAGAGTTCTTCTTTAAAAGTCTCTGTTTTAATGTAGCCATTAGACTATCCCATTTTAGGGAAAAGGATAAAACCGATTCTACTATTATATCTAAATATATATTATAAATAAGAAGGCAGTAGAGGACACCACATGCCGGTGTCCTCTACTGTCTATCTTTAACAGGGAAGGAGGGAAGAAGTATGGATACATATCCTCGCCGGATTGAGCCCACTGTGCTTGGTTCGGAAGAGGCGGATCAACTGTTCATGCTTAGTCATAGGATTGAGCAGAAGAATAGACGGTCTGTCTGTAATACAGCCGATGCCGCCGATACGGTATCTGGTCCCGATAACCGAGGCCTGCAGTACCGCGGCACTGTGCGTAAAGCAGATGGTGTGCCAGTGATGTTCTTTAGTCACTAGTAACTTGTCTGCTTCTATGAAACACGCTCGTTTAGGGCGTGTTTCTTTTTCCTTCCCTAAATATATGTTATATTCCATGCATTCTAAACGTATAGTCTAATGCGAAGAATTCATATTGACCTCCGGTGTATTTGAATGTTTTCAGCGTTGTCAAATTCATACCGAAACATTGGTTTGCAGTAGTTGAGATTTTAAGAGTTTCTCCTCTATCCAGATCTAAGTACAGGACTATTCGACAAAGATAGAGTGTGCTATCACTAATCGTTATGTCTATGAGCGGCAAGATATACTGACCATTACCACCTGTTCTAACATTAATATTACTATTCGCTGAGCACTTTGGTGCGGGCAAAAAAGTCAAGAAGCTTTCTGATGCAGGGCGTAACTGTAACTGTGTCCCAGTAATATAAAACCAAGGTCTATCAGGATGTTGAGCTAGCCAAGCGGCAACATCAATAGTAACTGGCGTTTCAGTTGTTTTCTCAAGTAATGTTATGGACGTGTCATGAGTATTACCAATCGATGCATCCGCAATATTTGCACATAGTGTTTTAAAGTCATTTACACCAGTACCTCCTCGTGCTATTGGCAATACCCCAGTAACTCCAGGGGTTATATTAGCGGTACCGTTGAATGATGCTGCAGCCGTAGATGCTAAGTTAACTTGTACATTCCGGGCTGTAGCTAATTTCGTAGCGGCTGCAGCAGTACCATTGGTGGCCAGAGCCCCTACCTGAGCTGCAGTATGGGTATGGTTCGAGGCAGCTTTCCCATTCACTGCAGCTTCTACAGTAGTTCCATTAGACATTAATACATTCGTAGCAGAGGTTTCTAAATGAATAGTATCATAAGCTCCAGAAGAGTTTTTCTTTAATAATCTCTGTTTTAATGTAGCCATTAGACTATCCCATTTTAGGGAAAAGGATAAAACTGATTCTACTATTATACTTGAGTATATATTATAATAACGAGAACCAGAGAGTAGTCATGTGGTCGCACCCGCATGACTACTCTCTGTTAGCAGATGAAAGGAGATGATATCATGGACGTTCAATTTCCATTGCCTGTGCCCCACATTGGAACTGGCTGCGAGAATCCAGTGTTAAGGGCTATTGGGCTGCATACCGCTGATCCAGCACCATTTTGGGTAAGCACGGACCCGTATGTGCAATCGCTTCCGGTTGTACAGTATGATGCCCATGACTAATTAGCCTACCCTCATGCTACATCGAAACACATCCAGTTCTCAGGATGCGTTTCTTTTTCCTTCCTCTGCATTACAGTCATGTTATTGCATTTTCTTTTGCAATTATCGGCGCACCATAATGAACGGCCTAAAATATGCCTCGGTTTTAGATACGCTAGAATACTCAACAACTTCGACATTTCCGTTTCCATCTCTTGGGACACAATATGTCCCGAATTTGGTCCCGGCATCGTTGGTAATTTTAACCGTTGATGTCCACCACTTCTGATCAATAAGCTTTTCATTGAACGTGGGCCAAAATACGCGGAGTTCATGAAATGCCGGGACCCATACTAAATCCCCTTTGTAAGGAATGATAAAATCACATAGATAGAACTTACGACTAGCGGCAAATTCGATACATAGTTTCCTAAGGGTTGACCATTCGTAATCATTTGGTCCAGTGAGCCACTCACTGGACCAAATAGTTGACACTGTTGGAACGGTCAGTGTTAAAACTACAGCAGTACTATAAGTCGCTACAACTTTCCAGGTGTCCTCGGCCCATCTTCCGAATTCATCGTTAACAGATAAGTAAGAAACCTGGGATGGATATTCTGGAGGAACTGCGCTAGTGGGGGTTATACCTAATGCTGTTTTTAAGTTAGCTATACTATTTACACCAGTACCCCCATTAGCTACTGGAAGTATACCACTAACTCCAGGCGTAATGTTAGCGGTACCGTTAAAGTTAGCTGCAGCTGTAGAGGCCAAGTTAGTACGAACACTTCTAGCAGTAGCTAACTTAGTAGCGGCTGCAGCAGTACCATTGGTAGCTAAAGCTCCCACTTGAGCAGCAGTATGTGTGTGGTTTACAGCTGCAGCGCCGACTTGTGCCGCGCTATGGCTGTGAGTCGCATCTGCTTTGTTATTAACAGCAGCTTCTACTGTAGTTCCATTAGACATTAAGACGTTTGTAGCGCTCGTTTCTAAGTGTATTGTATCGTATGTACCGGAACTATTTTTCTTATGTAGTCTTTGCTTTAGAGTTGCCATTAGACTATCCTATTTTAGGAGAAAGGATAAAATATGCATTGATTTATCAAAAAAAAAACAAAACTGCCCAATATGGGCAGTTTTGTCATATGCTATGATTACATGTAACGCATTACATACGCAAGCTGGTAGTAGCAGGGGCGGTTGTCAATTAGCTCGGAATTTCCTTCATACTCCGTATACATCGATACCTGGGTGATACCCCCTACAACGGTGCCGGATGATCCTCCAGCACCCGGGCTAATAGCATTCCGCGCAAACACCTCATGTCTATGCTTGGCGAGTTGCGGTACTGTTAACCGGTAGAAATCTTTACCGCCAACTATTCCGATCCGACCCCAATCGGTGCCGCGTACAAACCGATCTACCAGATTGGGAGAACCATGACTCCCATCGCACAGAGTCCATCCAGTTGGCAGATTCTCTTTTGTTCCGCAGTATGCGATAATTCCGCCGATTGGAACATATCCAAACCCGGATTCATTCTCCACGATATAAAGTTCGGCAATTTCTTGCTTGCTGTAAATAAGAATAGGATCGACAGTGGTGATACTCACTGTAATTGGAGTTCCTCCACCCGAATAGACAATATTCCGATCCATAATTACTGTCAATCCCATCCCAGCCAAATTCCGTTCTGGAGCAAGGTTGATACTGAACTTTCTACAGCTAACGGATTCCAGTATTGTCATGTAGTATGTAACATCAGGCTCCAGCACATAGCCATTTTTTGGTATGACGATCTCTTCTGTCTCCGCGGGTTTCTTCGTATCCATTGTAGTACCAGTAATATCTGTATAGATTGTCCGGCGGAGTCTGAGTTTGCCATTGTTGTGGACGACATAGTAGTCATTGTATAAGCAGCTTGAGTCGAATGGGGAGATTGTCAGATCTCCCGCATTTATTAGCGCTCGAAATTGGTGCTGTCCTAGTGCCATTATGACCGCCTCCCATAAAAAATAAAGAGAGGGGAGAGACTTATGCCTCTCCTCTCCTCTTCTTGCCAGGCTTCCAGGAAAGACAGGCATACCCATCTTCTGTAACGTGCCCAGCATCACGCTTCTCCACGATATTTGCAGCCGAAGAGAAGATGTCATCAAAAACTACAGCCTTCCGGCCATCGACATCAATCTCATCAAGTTTGCCGTTAGAGTGCGCATTAAGAATTTCCCGCAGGGCGTCCAGTTCATCTGGGGTAAGCGTAATTCCAGTGCCGACAAGCAACTCGCCTGTCGGAAGATCTCTCCAGCATTTCCGGATGTTTACGCTTGCTTGCCGGTCATTGTACTTTATAGTAGCGACGACTTTTGTGTGGTACTTATTCAGAAATCCATGGAGTGCTACAATTTCCGTTTTTACTGTGTCCTTGCGTGCATGCTTCATGTTTCGCTAACCTCCAATTCTCCGCGATCTCCTAAGGCAGTAGTAATTATAACGTGATATTTGTCAAGGTAAGTATATGTCAGATCGTCGCACACTGGTGGTTCATCCGATTCAGCGTCCACACAGGTATATGCTGTAATGGGGATGCCTTTTCTCTTGGCAGTCAATGCCAATAGACGTAATCCTAGGCTACGTAGTTTTCGCCGATAAACTTTGTCTACTAATGCCGGATTGCACGGAAAGTTTGACATATGTACAGATCCGATACGGGTATCATAAACCCGGCTTATAATCACTCTGGTCCCCTCGGTAGTGAGGGGACCAGATGGCGATATATTGGACTCGTCAGGGATGTTATAATCCGGATTGTCCATATACGCCGGTGAGTTTGAATCTTTGGCTGTCATATCCTATTCTCCTTCTTCGTAGAACTGTCGGTCAATCTCTTTTCTGACAGCTTTCCTGAAGGCCTTTGCAAACGCATCGGCCTGGGTTGCCATGAACTTCTGCATTTTCCGCTCGAACCCCGATGGAACTGTAATGTTCATTGAGATTGAAGCTTTAGCTTCTTTCGTTCCGTTCCTGTCACAGAGTTCGAGCGGGAGTTCTACATATGCATTTGCACTGCGATTAATTTTCATAGATATTACCTCCGTCCTCACGGCAGAGCCAGCTGTATACTATCGCATTAGTAGACGACGTTAATTGCTTTATGGTATTATCAGTACGCGGCCGGTAAAGCCCAGCAACGCTAAGCGCTCTTCCCCACGCCATAACTACATCTGTAAGTCGATTGCATGCCTTGAGCATTAGTTCTGATGTTGGTTCGGCATTGAGCTTGGTGGTGAGCATATGGTATGTCGAGTACCAGCTGCCAGAATAATTCTCATTGTAGCTTTCCAGTGCGATGCTTATGGGCGGCTGGCTATAGCTCTTTGCGGCATCTACTAAAAGCAACTGTTCCTTCTCGGTCAAATCAGCGATAGAGATAAATGGGCCAATCCACACTGTGCTTGACAAGTGGTCTATCGTGGTGAGTCCATTGTGCACATGAGCGCAATGTCCAATGGTGACAAAGTTCATTTTGTGCAATCTACTGAGCGCTGGTGTGAGTTCAGGATCTGCCACAAACATTCTATTGTGCAAATGGCCTGCTTGCTTACACTGCGGACAATATGCGGTCATGGCATAAAGAGGTTCAATTATATCATCTACTCGTACACTAACTTCGATAGCTACGCTATACCCACATATGGGGCACAGCATAGTCTGAAACCGTGTTGGAAACGTATACATATCGATCTCTCCTTAGCGATATTTCTCGTAATTTTTGAATTGCTTCTTATACCGTTTCTTATCCAAGTGAGCGGCATCATCTGAGATTTTTTGTGCTAGTTCACGTTGAGTCATCTTTGCGTCGCGATAGCTCTGTGCTTTAGCCAGCAGATAGGGAATCGCATCCTGTGGGTCATACCTGTTCTTCTCGCCGGTGTCAGTATACTGGATATGCAGGGTGACTGGATACTCATTTGTCAGGCCGACAGTAGACACCACAACCGGTGGTGCCCCCTTTTTTGCCTTCGCCCCAGTCGCTACGGTATCATAGGTTACCTTGAAGTTGGGATCGTTGAGATTGATTCCATGCGCTGCCGCCATGGTTAGAGACAGATTGCAGTGCAGTACTGCAACATCTTCTTCCTCATCGGTTCTTCTGGGGCCCTTTACAACTACGGCCTTCTGCCCGAGTTCATCCACTACAATCTTATACTTTGGAACAGAGACGCTTTCAATGCTGATAGAGTCGGCGAGACTTCCGACGAACATGAAGTATCCGAATACCTCCAGTCTGGGATCGGGTACATAGCGGATGCGTCCGTTTATCTGTGACGATCCGATCATCATGATCTCGGGGAGAAAGTAGGCCTTCAGCTCCAGATGGTCCTCTACGAAAGTGACGCTGTTCATGTGGAGATATCCGAGCTCTCCAAGCGTCGTGAGCCCTTGCGCGGTTACAAGCGACTGCATTAGGTTTGTTATTTTTCGTTGTAAGGCATGGTCTGTGCCCATCGGGCGGTATGTGATGGTTTTGATGTTGTCCATAATTGATTCCTCCCGTATTTTTATATTGGGTTCTCTAATCGGTGCCACTCCTATAATATATATCCTGGTTATATTTCTGTCTGCTTTCGAAGTGGAATGCAGTCAACTGTTATAAGGCGAGCCTGCGCGATATCTGCGATGTTTCCGACAATTCGAGGAGCAAACACATACAACCCGGGAAGGTTGTGGTAAGCGTACTTTGCTGCCTGTCCAAGTTCCGTTCCTTCCCAAGCGATATGCATCTCCGTTTCTGCTTTACGAACTCGTACACCCATAATAAGATCGCATTTGAACGTTGTGCGAAATTCGAGAATTTGAAATGCCCGCTGATCTTCTGCCACTTCGAGATACCGCTTAAGTGTATCTGTGGTAGAATTGAATTCCGGATTGAATTCCCCATACATGGAAGAGTGAGGATTGCCTATAGCTGGCGCAAGCATAGCCCTCTCATACAGCAAATACGCATTTACATACTTAGTGATGTACGATACTTTAACCCATTCATTCTGATACATAATTATCAATCCTCTCTTAAAATTATGATACCCGGACAGTAGAACTCTGTCCGGGTATCATTTGTTCAGCGTAACGCGGTTACTATTGTTTTACCTAATGCGGTGAGTACAGTCTTGGGAATATACGTATCCTTACCATACTTGCTGCTGTCATAATACGACTTGAAATTGAACTGTGGATCTTGGATTGTCACCCATTTGAGATTCTGCTGGAACATGTTGAGCATTACTGAACGCAGATCCAGCATTTCCTTTTTAATGTCTGCTTTCACACGGCTAGACTGCATTGCCTTGGGATTTAAGTAGTGCTTGTTAATCAGTTCTATCATGAAGTAGACCTGCGCAAGGCACTCCTTCATTCCCTCTATGTTTCCAGCATTTTGGAATGCCTTCGCTTCTCTTACCGTCTGGCGGAACCGCTGCTCCAACTGATCGACTTCCCGGCGGCTTATAATAACGTTTCCATTGTTATCAAATTTTACTTTGAAACTCTGGAGATAGATCAGGAATTCATTGAATGCATTGTCGTCAAGCGTTGCCAGTTTGTAGTTTAGCACACTCTCATAGAATAGATCCAAAGGATCGATATCATACACTACTGATTCGCTTAGTTGCTTCTTCTGCTTCTTGAGCGCAAGATTCTCCTTACGAAGAATTGCTCTGGTCTTCTTCTCTACTACAGACTGCTCATATTTAGCGGCGTCATCTCCCCCATCGACAAACCATGCGAAGCTTGTAGTCTTGAAATCATCAGGACGAACCAGAGAAGGTCTGGGCATATACGGTTTATCCGGCCGCCCGGCGTTCAGAATGTCAGCGACAAACCGTGAACAGAACCAGGCATGTTCCTGATTGTCTTCTATCCCAAAGAAGTTCTTTACTAGTCCAGGAATGTCGTATGCGAATTTCGTTGCGTTCTTGATGAAGTAATCCAATCGCCTTTTCATATTGTCAATCTCATCCTGGAAGCATGGTACGACAAAAATGCCGTAGTGTACCTTTCGATTTTTATAGAAGTCCGATCGGATGTCTTCAATTGCAAATCCGGTAGACTTTAGACCCTCTACATTTGCATTCTTTCTTCCGAAGGAATACATACGCCGCATGCTGGGATCAAAGCTAATAGATGTGTGCGAGTACTCTGACTTTACTACAGATTTAATCACGCTGGATAAGACCGTGCCAGTATGCCATAGAATAACGTACACCGGTTTTAGCGGGCCCCGGTCTATGACCGATTCATTGATCACAGGATCGATGAATTTGACAGTATCCAACATCTCGAATCGATATGACTCAGCAAGTTCACTGTAGTGATCAGGAGGTTCAAAGAATCTCTCCTGATCTCCCCACAGAGGATCAGTCTCAACCTCTTCATTCTTAGTGTTATTGCCCTTTGGTAAGTGAGACTTAACCTTCCGAACGAAGGCCTTGTGGCGTTTAACTCGCCTGGCTTTCTTCAGAGCTTTTAATCGCTTCTCCCTGCGTTCCCGAAGCCTTTGCTGCGCATCTGTCTCCTTGGGTTTGTTCAGCTCTGTCTGGTAATAGTCATGGGACTGCCCAGGCGTCTTGAGATCATACTTATCCATCAGCCGTTTCTTATCATCTGGATCGATCTCATGGCTGGTGAATGCGGTATCTTCATTTATTTTACCGGCGTCATCCCTCAGCCGCATTACAAGAGTATTAGCGTGCCAATCGCAGAATTCGTCACATGCCTCAAACCCAAATTTCCTACAGATAGCAAGCATGGGCTGATTGCCGTTCTCAACAGTAAACTCAGTGACCTTATACTCCTTCATGAGGTGGCGCATCATGGCGTTTCCGTAGTTCTTACCGCGATATCTCGGGGAAACCTCCATGTGGTGTATATAACCATTACTCCGGATACTAGCATGACCAACCTCAGCACCTTTATCATTGTAATAGGTTAAGGTTGTATCCATATCATCATGGAAGGGTATGCGTTCATCAATATGAGCTTTAACAGCCGGCCAGGAAACTTCAGGGTCATCAGCATGGGATGCGCCTATACCCATCAGATCCACATAGACACCAACAACATCTTCAGCCTCAGCTGAAACCCTGGTGACGTACTTGAAACTCTTTACTTCAGAATCTTTGTTCATGGTATCAACCAGAGCTTTTACCAAGTTCCAGTACGAACCAATCTGGTTAACTGTGGCATTGTCTGTGTTTAACTCATTTAGTAGGAAGAATAGCTGGTTATCAGTTCCATACTTTAACTCCGGATTAAGTTTCGGCGGATCACCGGCATCAGGATTTTCCTTCTTCCATTTCTTGGAGATCTCTACAAAGTACTTCTCCTGATTATTGAACTCTTGGCAGTAGTGCTTGAGCTTTGCGAGCATGAACTCTTGTGCATCCTCATAGGCCATCTCATTAAGAACTGCGGGAGTGGTTATTGTACTGGACGATTCGCCAAGCGTGGTATACGCTGCTGCATCAATATGGAATTTCTCACACACGTTGCGAATGTATGTATTCCGATCCGGTATAAACGGTGGGAGATCCGGATAACAGTACAGCTGAGTTCCACTCCTCTCAAGCGCCAGAAGAACATTGTCAATTTTTTCAATCTTGTACGGTTTTACATCCCATAGTGAAATATATTCTGTGGACCTGTCAAGGTTATAAAATCCCGTGCTGTGCATATAATGTACATATCCACTACGATCGAAAACCCTATCGAACATTCCTGGCATAATTTCAGTGAGAACATGCGTGCCATTATACATGCTTTGGTTGATTTCCAGATCCGTCCAATTACCTCCAGCAAAGGCAAGAGCGCACTCATACAGTGATGTCCCATAGACTGCCTTCTCTGTCGGATATGCTGGGTTTGTGCGGGGCTTCAATATTGCATGCTTATCGGGCGAGCCATGATATAATGTGAAATCTGCAACTTTTCTGATGGCTGAAGGAGGAATTCTTCCACTTCTGGTCACAATTGCAACATGGGGTATTCCAGCAAACAGTAGCTTGCCATGTTTTTCCGCATTGTCGTCATATGTAGAGAAGTACTCGGTTGGACGAATAGTATTAAAATACTTCTCCCCCGGGCCGTCATTTACTGTGAAATCGAGCTTTACTAAGTCAGGTACTTTATCCAGATCCACCTCGTAAATGTCTTTGGATGCAAGAACTTTGGCCATATTAGGCCCAAGCAGTTTAGATGGAGGATACCGAAACAGGTAGATAGACTTACTCCCATCCGCACCTCTGAACTTGTCCAGACCATCAAGAATCTCATCATCAGTCAGAGACTCTGGAGTACGGCCAGGGTATATACTCCAAGACGAGACGAGGCGATCGCGATATTTGTCTAAGCTTTCGTGAAGCACATCATCCATACCAGCAGCCTTCATATAGCTGGGAGACACAATACCCTTTGATACGTCCGTTCCCTTAGGAACCATATGATACCAGATATTATTCTGAGATACCGCAGATTCACTGAGTATGTTATGATCCTTCATATACTGAATATCTGTAACCTCATCCCACTGAGTAAGGTACCTAGATTGATTGTATTTCACAACGTTATAGTTAATCTTCTTATCATCCATGCGAACCATATAAGAATTCACATAGTTGATTTTGAAGTATGGGTCAGCCTTCTTATCATCAATCTTGCAAACCAAACCATCTTGAGGATCAACTAGATAAATACCGGAAGGTATCGACATCACGACAAATTCATGACCACCGGAGGAGTTTTTCCAGTTCACATGAACATAGAAGCGGGATCCAACGCCAGCTTTATTGATAATCCGTATCATATCTTTTCGACTAGAGAATACTTCTTTCATCGAACCGATTACGATATCAGGACCATCAATAGTGAAGATAATATCTCTTGGACTGTAAACTGGCCTCGGAAAGATAGTCTCCCCACGGCACTGCAGTTCGAATGCCCATGTACATATCTGGCAATTCTGATTCCCAGACTCAGGGCGTTTATCGTTCTCGTAGTCTCGATGTATGCGATCAGCTATAGCCTGGATTGTACTTACTTTGTAGTCATCTAACTCAGGCGATGTATAACCACGATCATTCTTGGCAACCTCGCTGAGTGACCTTCCAGAGGTATTGATGATTTTATCAATCGCATCCCTGAAGTTATCTTTTGCATCATCAAGCCGGCGATTCTGAGTGTTATACTTCTTGATATACTTAAAGATAGCCTCACTCGTGTTGTGCCCTTTCTTGTCGATATCTCTTTTTGCCCGACGAATGAAAGAGCGAAGCCTTGAACCACCGATAATGATCAGCGGTTTTGTTGCCATAATATTGGGGTCAAGCAGACATATATCACACCCTTCAATGATGAAGGTTCTATCCTTGTATTTCGGATTGGTAGCGGATTCTTCCATGAACCAAGTGAAGAACTTAATCATCTCAGGATCCGTGATCTCATTGATGAAATGCTTCGTCTTCGGATCTTTTGCCATCCAAGGGAGTTCAGGATGACTGATTACGTAATCCATAGCAGGAGAGGCATCAATATGCATCTTATGTGCACTTGCTCCACTTACTATATCGCCCTGACACAGCGCATCGAACTTTTCCTTGGTCCAACCCATCCTACAAAGCAGAATATCAGCCGTGACAATTTCCGCACCAGTTTCAGCCGCAAGTTGCTCAACAAGAGTGCTCTTGCCATCACCACTAGAGCCTGTTACCCACAACGGATTACCAGGCCCCCATTCATCCATATTGATCCGAAGATCATCCTGGATAACCATCCAGCTCTCATCAATGGCTACGTTAGATTTTGCTGCATCATCTGCCTTACGGACAAGTTCGATGTATCTCTCGTCATCCTCTTCCCAGTACTTTGTATCGTCAGTATCCTGGAAGAGAATCTCATCAAGTATACCAGTTGTCTCGTTTATATTACGCCCGCTGACTTTCTTAACTGAGTGCGGGGCGCTATAAGTGTGATGCAGGCACTTACCATTATCCGTCACATAGTTCATATACTCCTGGCAACGTATACCGAACAGCATATGATCAAGGGCATTGTACTCCCAAGCATCATACTCCCACTTCTTGAGAAGTTCACCCTTCTGGATGGATGGATCTGGATTATCAGACATAAGCTTGAGTACATAATTGATGATATCATTCTCGCTCTTCGCCTCATATAGTCCGGCAAATCTCCGGAAAGAGTTCTCGAAGTAGTAGTGTTTCCCATTCCACACAAACGTAAGTATAGTATGAGACGGGCAATCTTCACCGTTGAAAAACTGAATATAGTACGTTTTAGTTTTTACCTGCGGGAAATGCTTTGCAAAATACCAAGCCTCATAAGAGACATAATCCCAGCAGACCCCAGTTTTGGATTTCTCAAACTCTTTTGGAGATTGAGCCACGTAATATGTATCGTAATCATCATTTTTCAAATCCGGTTTTCCGTTGACAACTAATCCATATTGAAAGGTCTTATCCATCCATACGTTGAAGTCGTAAATCTCTTTCAATACGCCGCTGTCGGTTGCAGCCTCATCCACAGGGTATAGCGGGATACAGTCTGTAATATCCAAGATCTTCTTATAGTGATCTCCCTCAACGGACATGTATTTAGTAAACAGCTTATCGATACGAGGGGAGTACGTATCTTTGTACTCCTCGAGTTTTTGACTAGGCGCTCTCTCGAGCATATCTTCCACATTTAATGGATGATCGCCAAAATTGCAGTTGTAAGCATTAATATGATTACTCCCCAACATAGAGAGTTTGGCAGTATGAATATGACCGTGAATATTGATCTCGTCGGGAGCCACTATAATGGGTTTGTGGGAAAAGATTAAATTCCCGAGAACGCAGATGTCGCATACATCATCGAAGCCCGCCTCCAGATAGTAGCAGTCATCTTGCGTATCATGGTTGCCTTTAACCAAAATTTTTCTGCCAGGAATAGAACTGACAATAGCTGTCAGTTTTCTCGGATCTGTTACACCCGGATCGCACAGGTCACCCAGGTAGATGAAGATGTCATCATCCTGGATGTCCTGTGCATAATTATCCGAGAGCCGTCCGAGATTGCTTACAGATCGGTAAGGGTGCCGAGGGTCATTAATATCCTCTGACCACAGATGCCAGTCTGTTCCAACCCAGACGTTGTACAATTCTTATACCTCCCCCATCACTTCGAATAATAAGCTGAATATGTCCTTTGGGCAGTACATAAAGTTCCCATTTGAATCTTTGATGATATAATCGCCGCGTTCCACGATTCTGCTTTTGCTGCCTAATGTCAAGATGAGCACAAATTCCATCCCTCCATGCCCGATATCCATGATACCACCCCAGGTCTCGGGGCAGAAGTCATGCACCTCCGGGTAGTTGTCCATCCACTGGACTGCGGTGAGCACTTCTGCAACTTTCCTTCGAATAATATCAGCCATTATAATCAGCCTCCTTATACAATCTGTAGTTCGGTTGTTTCCGTCCATGAGTCAAGTCGCTCAGACTGGCTGGAACAATGTATTGCCCAGGATGAACGATATCGAGAATCTGGTCGGTAAACTCTGTTACAGAGGCGCTCTCGCAGAACTCGAATAGCCTACTACGAGAGAATTTGGTTTTGAAGATCACCAGCACTTTTATAGGCTTTACTTGCACATTGCCACCAGGCAATAGCATAGTAGCGCAGCTTGTGTCCGGGAATACGCTCAGAACATGCTTGTAACTGCCGGGAGACCAGTACACGTGGGGGAAGGACTTGACAACATGAAGACCTTCTCCGTTGAGATGTGACACAATCCAATCTCCTGGCTCGGCTACATCCTCTGGACTACATACTGGATAATGGACACATAATGTCTGCTGTAGCGCTATTGGGTACTTTATTTGAAATAGTTGAGTTTTCCCAAATATGTCCTCGATCTCCTTAAAGTTTTCGCCGGTCCATACTTGGCAGATGTATGGGATAGATGATTTCGCAGGTTTTGCCGCCTGGTCGGACAGCGAAGCTTTTGACGCTTTCATATCCGACGACAGATTTGTTAATTGACGGTTTATATGGTATGCGAATTCCATGAACTCTTTGTCCATTTTTCATCACCTCATACATATAATATATATTCGATTCTAAATTATAAGATTGAGTAATGCCGAGTGTAATCCAGCGGAGGCTTTGGCTTTTCGTCAGGTTTAAGCTCTTTGTTGTCCAAGAGGTTTTGAGCAACTGCACCATTCGTATCATGATCGACGTACCAAGGACCGTCCTCGACTGGATTAGCCCGGCCAGAGGATGTCCCATGGTCTTTTACTACCGTATCGCCTTCCATGAGGACTTGCGACATATGATCAATAACTGCCTTGTCTGCGTATTGAGCAAAGGGATGATCTACCGAAATTGAAAAGGTGCACCCCAGTTCTTTGTATTTTCGATTTAAATTCCTAGCGTACTCTTCTACCAGATCTGGGTGCTCAGCTTCAACCCGAGCAATCCGGTCCATTGCCATACGAACACTGCCTTTATCTATAACTGGATACTCCATTGTTCCTGGCAGAAGGAATACATCGTCATCCAGCCCAAGTTCCTTAACCATATACCCGGCACAATCTGTTTTATCAAGAAATGGGGTACTCTCGTTAATAGACCCAACGATATCTTGGGCCATTGCCATACGATCGCACATAGCAGTCACGTTTGCTACGATTATCTCAGTATCCATCGGATTTTCTGTATAATTCCAACCGAGATCAAAAAGCTTTTGCATATAAGTCAAATGCTCAGGCGTGCCCTCTTTGGTATCCAAGAGGAGATCATAGTTGTATTGCACGTGCTGAAGCCAGTCAAGCAACAGACCCTGATGCCTCACAGACAGCTGTTCCATAGTAAAGTTTCTATCGTTCATGATAGCTCCAAGTACGCTATATAACCGAAGACAGTACAAAAGATGGGCAACATCCCTGGCCTCAGTTTTGAACCAGTTTGCATTTGTGTCGTAGCTCATCTCCATCGCCATCTGAATATCGATATTGAGCGGATCAGTTGGAACGAAGTCTCCAAGCGGAAGCGTAGAATCGGTCTCTAATGGATATCGGATTTTTAAGCGCTGATATAGATCCCGGTCCATTCCAAGCCCACCTAGTGAACACTTGAGGCGCTGGTACAGGTTATGGGTACGAAAATTTGGATAGAAGTAATCAAAGAACTTGAACTCTTCCAACTGTTTGATGGCCCTCAGAAAGTCGTCCCCATAGAATACCAGATTATAGAAGTTCCGATTCATTCTCATGTGCTCACGGATTACATCCTCACGTGTCCTCTTCTCCATAGGCTGTTCGAGTCCGAATACCTTCTCCGGTCCACTTCTCTCCAGAATTAAACCAGAGGATTCCTGCAGCTTCTTTGGTACGTATTTGTAGAGCGGATTTTGCTTCCCCACATTAAGAGTAATGCCTTGCTCTTCTGCTTTCTTAAAGATATTGGCGGCAAGGATTTTTCGATCTTCAGGATCCTTACAATGACCAAACATTCGCACAGCTTGTTTAATGTGTTTTTCATCATGCAGTGGATATTGCCTGGTTCTTGGAAGCCCGAATTCGCTGTCATCAATTTTGTTTCTCTGTGCGGCGGTTAACGCAGCCTCACTGTAGTATTCCAAGATCGATGATACGTTGGCTGGTTCATCATCTGGCTCACCATGATCCTCTTCGTCGTCTTCAATCATAAACTCATGATCAAGCAGAGAGATTGAGGCGTCTTGATCCTGAGCTATGCTAGCATTAGAATTTTTTGCGTTTGTTGGCATGTACCGTACGCCAATCGCCGGGGAGTAGCGAATTGACTCTTCGATATGTTCAACACTGTTAGGGTCTAACAGATTTGTACTTTTGGTAGAGCCCGGATCTTCTGGTTCACTGTCACCAAGGTACAACAGCGGAAGATCTTCGGGGTCAATGTCATACCTGCTCATCAGAGTGCGCCGCACCCCACCTGGGAGGTATGATCCAGGATTATAGTCATGCATAATTACATACCTCTTTTGTGATCGAGTTGAACAAAACTCATTTTGTTATGTTGGTTATTGCGATCGGCGCGATGTGTGAAGTAGATGCCGCACTCAGACATAGCAAACAGCGGATTTACCATTGCTCCTCCGGCAGATTCGGCAATACAAGTTGAAATATGCTTACGCATTATAACATTCATAGGTGTTACATCACCAATATATTTATAAGTATCAATAGTGCACTCTTTTAGTATAGGATCAGTTCTGGTGGTTTCTCTTACGGTATTGGTAGTATAATCGTACAGGTAGAGACGGACAAATCCTGCGGATTCGGAGATACCAAAGGCGATCGGTATCTCTTCTATCGATGCCATAAGCGCGTACATTTCGCTGAACTGCTCCGTGATTGATACGAAGTCCATATGCTCGTCAATATCATAACACGCGTTTTCGGTTATAACAACAAGGTTGCGTTTGGCTTTCATGCCAGATGGACCCTGAACATGCACGATTTGATAAAGAAGCTCAACAAATGGGCCAAACTTATTATCTACAATCTTGATGAAATTGTACTTCGTCTGATTCCGCATGACTGCATCTTTAAGCGCAACTTTGTATTTCGTCTCTCTGATAAACGCTGGATTCGTGTTAGTATGTGTACCGCCATCTTTTACTTCGACCAAGAGGTTGTAGTCGGGTAAGTAGAAGTCCGGATCGTAATGTCTTGTCTTATCACTCTTTGGGTCATAATACGTGAACACTTCGGGTGATACTTGTATCCCCCATGATGGAATTTCAACTATCTGATCACAAAATCGAAGAAATGCTTCTTCAGGTTTTGACAGATAGTCGATCTCCCCACCGTCTGCGAATTTATACTTGCCAGCGGTCGGCCTATTATGCTGCATTCTTCGCTGCTGTTCCATATCGTCTAATAGCGTGATCTTGCCATGCACGCGGAGCATATTCTTACAAGCATTTGCACGAAGTGTTTCCCGGCACTTCGGGTTAGTGCAAATTTTATACGGTTTTCCGGTTTGGTAATTCCACTCTGTCGGGCCTCCGCAAGCCATGCATGGTCCATGCAGCGTCCCATGCGTGCTATAGTAGAGTGCCTGACATGCGTCCATACCAGCTTCTTCAAGCTGAGCTTCGTGCTTTTGATTGATGTGCTCAACCGCAGCGCCCTTCTTCGAAAAATAGAGTTTGCAATATGGGCATTCGGCCATTTTCTGTCCCTCCAGTGTCTATGGGTTTATAGGGTTGTTCTCGGAATATAATGGGTTGGAAATCGATTCTATTTTAAATATTTCAACTTCATTATAATCAACGAAGGGAGGTTCGCATGAGCGGTACAACAGATATTACCTGGCGCATTGATCGCAATGGGAACTCGATTATGTCCAAACGAGGCGAACATGTTATAAATGTGGTCCAGTTTCTGTTTAACCTGCGGCCAGGGACCGATGAGTATGACAGAGAGAAAGGCCTTTTCATTAAATCCAAAATACAAAAGGCTTACACCGAAAATAGCAGGGATACATCATATGAGGCCGAGATAGTAAAACAATTTACAAAGTATACGGATATTCTGCCAGTTAATGTCATCGCGATTTATCTGAATGGCAAATACAGAATCTATCTGACGGTTCGCTATATGGGAGAAATATATGAGCTCGAGCTAACTCATTCACTGGATAGCATTGAAGCGGTGCTTCATACCACAGAATAGAAGAAAGGTAGGTAACTACACATGAGTATGAACTTTGAAGACGAGCTGAAGCATGTACCTGAGATTGATGATCAGCCGCCGATTCCAGATGATGTTCCCGCCAGCCGCATTATCCCGCAAGATCTTCTGTCTGACGATCTGAATGCGGACTATGTGGAGACTGCGCCCCTGGTAGAGAAGGCCGTGGAGAGAGACCCCTCCACGGTAACTCGTCGCGTTCCGGATGATAGCCCGGTATCTGGCGAGTCTCACATCATTAGTCCCGAAGAGGCTAAGGAGCTGGGGCTCGCGGGGGATGGCGCGTGGCAGAAGGTTGATGGCACCGGCAATGCAATTGCCGAGGTAGATAATAAGCTCAAGGCGGCGCAGGACTCTCAACTGAATGAAACCTTAGGGCTTATCGACGATCTGGTTGGTGCTGAAAAAGCGCGTAATATCGCCCTGGATGAGAAGCTCGCAGATGCGGATACCAGAAAGATTCTAATACCGGACGGTGAGAGTGGGACTGGCCGCGGGGTAGTAAACTATAGTCCTGATCTCCCTACCTCAGAAGATGGCTATATCCAGCGAACCCAAATTGCAAGCGACAGCGCGCCCGACCAAGATGAACTGATTCCGTCCTATAGTTACGAGGATGACGATGAGCCGCCCGAGGCTACCGAAAAACCTCCGGAGGAAAAGAGACCCGCCGCTGGCGACAATGAGGAGTATATCAAGTATGTCAAAAACTTAGTGGTGACCGACCTGGAATATGGCGATGAGGTTATCACGATTTCCAGGGAGAAAGGCTGCAAGGTTTCTACAGTCCCGTCTGGGCGCAAGAAGAGCCGAGTCATGGGCGATCAAGCCTTTGACAACAGCATCAATAAGTTTAAGCGCGATAACTTCCGCGTAGTGGACGCACCGCTAATCAATTCCGGTATTATGGCCAGTATCGTTGGTACCGGCGGGGTTGACCTAATCCTGCTCTATGACCAGACCGATAAGAATACCACCGGCGTTGACTATGAGCTGGAAAAGATGCGTATCGTAATGCAGAGCGTCGTTGGCACCGATCCCAAGGTTGACAAGAACGAACTCCGGAACATTACGCATTATGTGGACTACCAAATCATGGCCTACGCCCATGTGGTAGCAACGTTGGAGAAGGTTGAGTTAGTTCAGACCTGTACTGAGTGCGGACACGATTTCCGCATTCGTGCAAATCCTGCCGATCTTCTGCTGAATGCCAAGGAGATCAAGGAACGCATGCGCCAAATCAAAGCAGCTTCCAAATCGGAGTATCTGTCTCTGATGGCCCGTGACCGCCGGATCGATACGGATGACGGGTTTTCTATTGTCCTCGGGCATCCTTCCTATGCAGAATATGTCCAGTACCTGTCAGACCTCCGTGCGATGAATGATCAGCTCAGTAAAGGACAGTTAGTTCGTATCGTACAGCTTGCTGAGATTTTGCCATTTGTTCGGGATATTCGTATGCCGGATGGAACTGCTGCCAGCAGTCTGTATCAGCGTTTCCGCGCACTTACCATGCTCACTGATCTTACTGTAGTGACTGAGCAAATCCTCGCCATGAGTAAGCAGATCATGTATCCCAAGTTCGGCATTCGCCGGGTTGTATGCCCGCACTGCGGTAGAGTCAATCGCGATATTGCATATAGTGGATTAAATGAAGTACTTTTTTTCCATATCACGGTCAGCCGCTTGTTGAACGCAACCGAGCAATAATCAAAAAATGGTTGGCCGCTATCAAACAGGCATCCAAAAGCTACAAGGATATGATCTACAACGCGCATTCGGCATTGCGTGATTATTGGACCTACGATGAGCTCGCAAATATGCCCCTGCGCGATTTGATCACAAAGACAGAATATTTCACTCCAAAGCTGCGAGAGATTATGAAACGCCAGCAGGCTGAGCAGTTAAATGCGGAGTTATCAGGCAAAAAGAACATGAAGAAACCCGGTGTTCGGGATAGGGGATAAGGCCACAATGAACACATATAAGCTAGATATGACCCGACCGATGTTCTTAAAGCGATTCATTGCAAAATGCAACGGATTCAGTGAAGATAACCTGGAAAAAGTAGTTTCCAAACAATCCAAGCTGATCTATGCAGCATACACAGTACTGGTTGAGCATGATTTCAAAGAATCTGATATCTGTGCTGTGAATTGCGATGATGATAGCGTGATGATCAAGCTGGCGTCAAAGGACCTTGCGAAACAAGTTAAGGAGAGATGCCATCGGGAGGAAGTCCGAGTAGGCGTATACTACTATAAACTCAAAGTCAAGGTAAAAGACCAGTACGTATATATCAGCGCAATACAAGATCGTCGGGTCGATGATAATATAGAAGATTAAAGTAAGCAGGTGACCCTGGGATTTTCCCCAGGGTCACCTGCTCGTATTTTATTAGGTATTATCTAACTGTGCTAAATTTGTACGTAATACGGCATGTATCATGCCCACTTAGATTTAAATGCGTGATTGAGGTTGAGCCGCATTTGACGGCGCATAGAGCCTCAGCGGTTAGTGTGAGCAATGTGCCCTTAGTTATCTCAACTTTAATAGTACCACCACAAAGATACATTAGGGAGCCTGATGGTCCGCTAAAGTTCAGTCGCGCATAATCCCCTGCTCCAGTTTGTATGTTGATGGGGTAAATAGGTTCAGTCGGCACACTAATAAATGATATCCCTTGATCTGGCCAGTACATATACAGCGATATTGCATGAAACCATACCTGATCTGGATGATCCTTTAGCCATGATGCTGTATCGATTGTTCCAATCTTATTGGCTCCAATAACGCATCGCTTTTCGGTTTCCGATGTATATAACTCATTATCAATTGCACCAGCTAATTTAATAATCGATGTGGTCCCAGTACCTCCTCGTGCTATTGGCAATACTCCAGTAACACCAGGGGTTATATTGGCGGTACCATTGAATGATGCTGCAGCCGTAGAAGCTAAGTTAACTTGAACACTTCTAGCTGTAGCTAATTTCGTAGCGGCCGCAGCAGTACCATTGGTAGCTAAAGCACCTACTTGAGCTGCAGTATGGGTATGATTACTAGCAGCCTTTCCGTTTACTGCAGCTTCTACTGTAGTACCATTAGACATCAGCACAGCAGATGCTGATGTCTCCAGATGTATTGTATCATACCCACCTGATGCATTCTTCTTATATAATCTTTGTTTCAGCGTAGCCATTAGACTATCCCATTTTAGGAGAAAGGATATTTCCGATTTTACCTACGCCTTCGAATGTATATTATAATAGTGAAGGCAGAGAAGAATGACTTCTGGCCTTCGCCGCGTTGTCGAACTGCGGCAAATATAAAAAGAAAGGAGAATAGAAAATGTTCGATGTGTACAAGGAGATTGCGAAGAATCTCCGCGGGATTAGGGCGCAACGAAGTTACCCCGTTGTTCGCGCCTTGGCGAGGGATGCTGGTATTACGCCAGCATACCTTCGACAGATCGAGAGGGGCCAGGCACGCCCCTCGATGTTCGTCATCTTAAATATTTGCGATTGTCTGGGGTGTACCCCAGACTTTCTCATCTATGGAGGTGAAAAAGGCGTACTATATCCGGATCAGGACTGGGAACCAACGGTCCAGAGGATCCGGAGATTGAATCCTGCTCATATCCCGGAGCTGAGCAGGATTATCGACAAGCTCGAACGCCAGGACGGCGTCGAGCAGAAAGTTTGGCGCTATTAAGAAGCTGGAGGGGAGCCCAAACCGGGCTCCCCTCCATATGCGTATTTGTTTTTTATTAGGTACACAGCTTCTGCCAAGTATCGGGACCGATTGATCCATCAACTGCTAGATTTTTGCTACGTTGGAAGTTGCGTACAGCGGTATCCATGCCAGGACCAAAGGACCCATCGAACCCGCTAGGATCATATCCGCGCCCGTAGAGAATGCCCTGGGCCAGGTATACTAGGTTCCCCTTACTGCCTTGTTTAATAGCCCGAACCGCCGCTCGGGTCTTAGGCCCAAAAGACCCATCAATATCCAGATTGGTCCTATAGGCCTTAGTCAGAATTGTCTGCAAGGTTCGAACTGCGGCAGTTTTACTTTTTGGCCCAAAAGACCCATCTACGTCTAATCCTGCGCTATAGTTGTTATTCATCCAAGTCTGGAACTTTTTGATATATTCAATCTTGGACGGGGTTACAGGAACCTCCGGCGCGATGACTGCGCCATTATCCAGTTTCAATGCGCCGTAGCCGATGATGTACTTGGATGTTAGGCTATAACTGTTGTGGCGCACTCCATACTTTGAAGTCCCTCCCCTGGAGTTCCCTTCAACTGTATACACCTTCCCATTTCGGACGCTCTCGACGATACCGGTATGATCGAGCTTTGCGCTGCTCCCAGACCAGTTGAACATGATGATATCACCAGGTTTTGGGGTGTAACTTCCGCGAGGTTTCCATAGCCCATTCGGAACCAGGAAGGTATTTTTGAAACTTGTACAGCCAGCGTAGTTCGGGCAGATACTGGTAGGCACCTTCGCATGGCGCATAATATATGTAACAAAAATAGCGCACCAAGGGGTAGTAGATACGCTGAAGCTCGTACGCGCAATACTGTTGTAATAATTGATATATTTGTCATCTCCTGAAGCGGCACCGCCAAGAGTGCCTACTTCTTGCAGGGCCAGATATGTGATAACACTCCTGTAATTGGTAGCCATTCGGGTAGACTCTCCTTTACTATTATAAAAATATAGACGGCTGCCTGGGGTAATCTATGCAAACCCCTTGGGAAGATGTGTTAAGAGGGAAAGGGGATGATCCCTATCGCGTGAGAGCGATTATTGCTACCTGTGGGAGATATATTCTTAGGAGGTTCGGCGTCGGGGCAACAAACGCCGATTTTGAGAAGAAACCTCAGCGCATGAGCGCATCACGCAAGTTCCCCAATCTTGCCTGATGCTGCAGCAGGCAGCCGAAGCAGAAGAACCCATGAGCAGGACCAGGCAGCCGTCTATACATATGTTTACCATGTATATTTGGAGTGCAGAACAGTTATATAATGTCATTAAAGGAAGGAGGTCACAGTGATGTCTGATACACCAACTCTTCGGGTCGCATCCAAAAGTACTTCCCCAGAGAAGCCGGATCCCAGCACCTACCGACAGGTGCTGAAAAATATGCGGTTGATTAGCGAATTGATCACCGATATCCAGTCGATCGGCAAAGGCGATGGGGAAGCAAAGCTTTCTGAGATTATCACGCAGATTCGAACCGATCTTGAGCAACTTGCTGGTCGATTTGGTGATTCTACTACGAACATCGATGAAGAAATCCAGAAGCTGCTCGAGAGCCTTACTTCGGTCACAGATCGAGTGGAAAAAATCGAAACAAGCGTGACAGCGCCGTCTGGACCCTCTGAGATTGTTACGACAGAGAGTGGCACCAGAGTTCTCGGCGTTCATGTTAACATTGACAAAGTTAACGTGGACAGCCCGCTTTCTGACTATAAATATGGTGTTACCTGGGAGTTTAAGAACGCTGCGGTGATTAAGGTTAACGCTATGTCCGGCATGGGAAATGGATACTGCGCAGTTATGACTGTGCGGACAGATTCTCCGGTGAGCGAAGCCGAAACCCCAATCGACGCTATTCCGTTCCAGGTTGCATACAGCATTACGGGTGTATACTTCTATAAACGCTACGCGGCCGCCAATGGGAGTTGGGGAGCCTGGCAGAAACAAGAGGAAGCGCATGTTCAGTTCGTTGAGTCTGAGACTATGCCTACCAATCAGATCGCAGGTGACTATTGGATACAGCCATTAGGGGTTGAAGGCGTCTCCGAATACTGGACTGAGTTAATCGCTAGAGATGAGGCTGATCCTGCTGGAACAACCCCAGATGGGTCGCTCATTGCGGATGAGCGCAATGATGCAGACTATACTCTTGAGACTATCTGATGGTAAGGAGGTGTATGAGTTATGAGCTATAAAACGTACCGCCTGCGACAGAAGGCGGGCACAGGCTACGATATTTTCCATATAGAGACCAGCACGGACCTGGTGCTGCGGTTTAACAAAGACGGAACCATGAAGGGAACCTTAGAGGACTCTATGTCCTCCTTGGAGGAAGCGTTCGATACGCACCAGACCAATGTTGCGAAGTTGTTGGACCAGGCATTTACTGCAGTGAGTGACGAGACGAAACGTGGAAATATTCTCACCATTGGCGATGGCGCATTGGTGCCAATGGAATATAACGCTGATAACTTTGCTCCCACCGAGCACACGCATACATTAGATAAGCTGGTTGGGAATGAAGCTGACCGAGTGGTGGTTACGGGAGCGGATAAGATACCTGTCGAATCGACGGTTACTACGGCAGAGCTTCAGGCTTTGACCGGAATCTCTACATCTGCTACGATTCAGTCTCAACTCGACGGTAAAGCTGCGTCCAATCACGAGCACACGCAGTATGTGGGCACCGCTGCGATGGGAAGCACGATTCCTCTCATGACTAGTGGCAAAATCGACGCCCAATATTTGCCTTCGTTCGTTGATGACATTATGGAAGGTGTACTCACGAACAGTACCACTTTTACGATTGCTGGTGCAGCTGCAACCCCTGAGGCCGGCAAGATCTATGTCGACACAAATACCAATAAGACCTATCGATGGTCTGGTACCGTCTACGTTGAAGTTGGCGGCGGTGTGTCTCTGGGCGAGACTTCGGCAACCGCATATCGCGGCGATCTCGGTAAAGTTGCGTATACGCATTCGCAAGCAGCCCACGCTCGAACCGACGCTACTGCCACAGCAAAGAGCACAACGAACGGAAATGTTCTGATCAACGGAGCACAGGTAGTCGTGTACACGCATCCGACATACGCTGGAACAAAAGGTACTAATACAGCCAATCCTGGATTTGGTGGTACTTTTGTCGCGATTAGCGCGGTGACTCTCGGTAACGGTCATGTCTCCGGCTATACTGCAACAACGGTTACTATGCCCGCTCGGCCGGTGAATATCAGCTTCTCTGCGACACAGCCGACAAACCAAACTACCAATGATCTGTGGTTCAAGCAACTCTAATCCACAGTTCTATTACAGACAGAAAATTTAAAGAAAGGGTTGGGATTGATGACGCATTTTAATATACCCAAATGTGCCAAAAGTCGAGGTATTGAAAAATGTGTCAAAAATCCTACATTTTGGCACATTTTTGTATAGGTGCTAAACTATCTCCTTTCTTAAATATTATCAGAACGAGGTGATTGAATGGCTACATTGAAGCAGCGCTTGTGTAAACGCAACAGCTCTGGCTCATATGATACCATTCACCTGGAAACTAGTGCTACAAATGTATTAATGTCTAACGGAACTACAGTAGAAGCTGCTATCAATGGCAAACTTGCATCCAATGGTACTGCTGCAGCCGCCACTAAACTGGCTACTGCTAGAAGCATAAGAACTAACTTAGCCTCTACGGCTGCAGCGTCATTCAACGGTACCGCTAATATAACTCCTGGAGTTACTGGAGTATTGCCAGTAGCTAATGGCGGTACCGGAACGAATAACTTAGCCGGATTAGCCAGCAGTGTGGGCGGATTAAACTTTACGAAACTATTTGAGATAAATTATACATGTGATGCAGATAACACAGATAGATATCGGCAAATAACAGGAACCCCTACATCATATTTTCATATTGACGCAAGTTGTGACAGTGCAAAATATATACCAATCGTTTCAGAATATGACATCATTGCAATTAAGCTTATATGGACCAATCTAAAAATAGCACCAACATCGAGCACTTATACCTACTTTAAAATATGTGTAGGCCCGTATAATGGAGGAGCGTGGGCAGTGTCATACGCGATACCATTAGCTACGACTGCTAAGGTTTTTTCCGGGAATTCTACTAATCTGTTATTTGCAGATGGAGCAGTTCGTATACCTAATGAGGAGCTATCCTATAGAGCCTACAACGGGTACGGGGCCGATGACATTACCATGGCGTGCTGGTTATGCCATACAAATCCAGGCGATCTTGTGAGCGTCAAAATATATGCTGGCAGTAAAATACAGTATGTTTATTATGGTGCAAAGATCACCCTCCCTTAGAAACTAGGAGGTCTCAATATGGCAGTATTACGGCAGAGAATATATAGGAAGAATCTGAACGGTACTTATGACACCATTCATTTTGAAACAAGTGCTAGCGCCGTCTTAATGAGTAATGGTACTACGGTGGAATCTGCTGTTAATAACAAAGCAGATGCGACTCACAGTCATAGCGCAGCACAAGTCGGCGCTGCAGCTGCAAACCACACACATACAGCTGTGCAAGTTGGTGCATTGGCATCTAATGGAACGGCAGTTGCGGCTACTAAGCTGGCCACTGCACGGAATATGCAAGTTAACCTTGCAAGCACAAATGCAGCAGCTTTCAATGGAACTGCAAATATTACACCAGGGGTGACAGGAATCTTACCAGTGGCCAACGGAGGTACTGGCGTCAGCGATTTATCGGCTCTGCAGAGTTCTCTTGGCGGAGGCTCTTGGACTTATATTAAGGACGATTCAGTGAGTGTGGGAAAGAATACTGAACTGCCCAAAATCGTGGATCTCGACCCAGAGGCCAAATTTATAACATTCGAGAACGTATATATTAGAGCATATCGCATAATGGATAGCGGTACTTGGGTAGGAGATAAGGACCTCTACGTTAGTGTTTCTCCGTCGGTTATTCCGATATTGAATATTGATCCCAACTTTTTCACTTTTCGAGGATTTGGCGGAGAACCTGGCGGTTATAGTATGACCCTAGGATATGTAGTTGCTAATATTAGTTTCACTGATACTAAACAGTTGGTAATAAAAAGTTGGAGTGGCTTAATCAGACCGTGTTCTGGGTTGGCATCAGATAATGGGAGCCAAACTTCTGAAGAGAATTCCGAGCTTAAGCAGATGACATTATCTTACCAACTATGGAAGTAATTATGGATATAGATCGTCTACCAGATTATCCCTCCGTAGGATACCCAATAGCCAGATGCAAAGGAGGATATTTACAATGGCAACTTTAAAACAACGGTTACTTAAGAAAAATTCTTCAGGTTCTTATGATACTGTACATCTTGAAACCTCGGCTACAAATGTCCTAATGAGTAACGGAACTACCGTCGAGGCAGCTATTAACGGGAAAGCGGCTGCAAACCACACCCACACTGCAGCTCAGGTAGGAGCTGCCGCGACTAATCATACACATAGTGGATATGCGGCAAGCTCACATAATCACGCGGCAGCAAATATTACCTCTGGAATACTACCGGTAGCACGCGGAGGCACTGGGGTTACTAGCTATCAAGCCCTTGGGCAAAATATTGCGGATATTTCTTATGACGGAGATTATATGGGAACGGGTGCGGTTATACTGAATATGTCATCCGAAACACCTGTAACGGTCAATGTTGAGTCGCACCTTTCTCAACATCCAGAACTTCCATGGTTTTATATCAGCTGTGCGAATATTGCATTACATGTCGGTAATACGGATGTAACATTTTATTGCACCGCAGTTACCGAGAATGCCTCTGTTATCAATGTTAGACAATATCAATCAATGGAGTACGATATACGTCTCGTAGGGACCGATATGCTCACCAAATCATGTTTTGCAGTTATTCAAGCAACATTGGTAAAGGGAAAGACCCTTACGCTATCCGCAAAAAAGGCAAATATAAAAGGTAAAATAGCAGGATCATCATCTACATATACTTATAGTGGACGAGATACCGAATACGTAACAGTACGTTATAATTTTAAAATGTATCGATAATCTAAAACATCTTGAGCAATCTCGCTTGCGCCCTTGCGAGTTAATCATAGATGAACAAAGACATACTCCCTCCCCGGCTTGGGGAGGGAGTATGTTTTCTTATTCCTTAATAACCAGCTTATAGTACCGGCTGGAGTTTTTATCCTGTGCTCTCAGCCGGCCCATGTCAAAGACCATCCGGCAGGATTTCTTCTTCGGGAGCAGTCCAGGATAACTCTCCTTGAAGTTCTTGATCTCCTTACCAGTCTTCGGATCAACTGCAACGAATTTCCAGTCATTCTCATTCATGGGATTCAACACTACCCAGACATCATACTTCCCTTCCATAGCGATAAATCGCTCATGTGGGGTTAGCGTAATGTCGCCCTTTTTTGCTGCGAGGGTCTTGGCAAACTCAGTTGCCAGCGCGCGCTGATCAGATTCTCGTTGTTTCTTAATCGTACCAATATCCGAATCATCGTCATCCTCGACCTCATCATCGTCGGGCTCTGACATCTTTCCACCGGAGCCTTTCTTGCCCTTCTTCGGTTTCTTACCCTTAATACTATTGAAGATGTCAGCAGTCCGAAGATATTTTGCTCCAAGCGCGCTAATCGCTTTGCTTGTATCGCTTCCTTCAGTTGCTTTCTTATCTTTCTCTTTCTTATATTCGAGATCAGACAGCGTCTTAACCACAGAGGCAAGCTCTTTTACAGCACTTAGTTTACTGTTTTTTGCAGAAATCAGGTTACTGATCTGTGAAGACCTGTACATTGACTTTCCTCGAGCTTGTGCAGTCCCTAGCTCTTTTGAGATATCCTCTGCAATTTGGTCAAACTCGATAATAGTATCATGAAGCATAGATACTACTGGGGAGAAACGCTTTCCATATGTAGATTCCAGCGTGGTTTCGGCTTTTCGAGCTCTGCGGGTTTTCTTGCTATCCCGATAGGTGCCGTCATCATTCTCGTCATCGCCTGCAGCAGCGGCAGCATGATCAGCATCATTGAATACCATCTCGAGAAGAGTTTCTCTTTTCTTCTTAGCCTTCTTCTTCGAGAGTTTCTTTTTAGACTCTTTATATTCGCTGGTTTTTTGAATCTTTTCTACTTTAACCTTTTCCTCCCGGAAGTGCTTGAGCTTCTCTTCCAGGTCAGAGATACTGGTTGTTAATTCTGACTTCCGCGCGTCAACTCTGGTGGCAGTAGGGACCAGCCGAATATATCCATCGTCATCGCGCTCAATCGTATCTAGCCCAACCATATGTTCATACTTGCTAACTCCTAAATCGTACACATCCTGTGTCATAAACAGTAACCCCTTTCCTGTGTACTTATAGGAATGTCGGGTTACTAGGAAATACTATTTTATTGTCTGTAGGTTAACAGTACAGCCGGTAGCAGTTAACTGAGGATCAGCCGGCGCTACGTATTTAATAGTACCAACGGTCTTTATGGACAAATTAGAGTTACTATCTATCTGGATGGTTATAGTGGATAGCAGCATATAATAATACTTGCTATTGTATTCTCGAAGTATCGAAAAATACGAACTCTCACCGGGTGTTACCAGTATCATGCATGGCATAGCCCCTCCAGAATAATCACCAGCATAACTTCCACTACTAGCATGTTTTGCGCTCACACTGACTGATGTAATAAGTAGAGCATTAATACCAGCTACCGATATTGTTGTCGACTGACCCGATGAGACACTATACTCCAACCGAATACCATCTGAAATTGTCCATGGGCTACTTCCCATAGCAGCAGCAAGCGATGCCAAACTGTTAGTACCGGTACCACCATTAGCCACTGGCAATACCCCGCTAACTCCAGGTGTAATATTGGCGGTACCGTTAAAGTTAGCTGCAGCTGTGGAGGCCAAGTTAGTACGAATGGAACGTGTAGTAGCTAACTTAGTAGCTGCAACTGCTGTTCCATTGGTAGCTAAAGCTCCCACCTGAGCAGCAGTATGAGTATGGTTAGATGCAGCCTTTCCATTGATAGCAGCTTCTACAGTAGTTCCATTAGACATTAAAACGTTCGTAGCACTAGTTTCTAAGTGTATTGTATCGTATGTACCAGAACTATTCTTCCGGTACATACGTTGTTTTAAAGTAGCCATAATTATGGTATTTTAGGGAATGGGATAAAAACCGATTCTACTATTATAGTCAAGTATATATTATAAATAAGAAGACAGTAGAGAGTACCGACACACCGGTACTCTCTACTGTCTATCTTTAACAGGGAAGGAGGAAGAAGTATGGATACATATCCGCAGCGCATTGAGTGCAAAGCGCTTAATGATGCTGATGCGGACTTTCTGTTCATGCTTAGTCATAAGATTGAGCAGAAGAATAGAAAGTCCGACGGTAGTACCGCACACACGGTGTCTGGGCCCAATAACAGAGGGCTTCAGTACCTCGGTACTACCCACAAGGCAGATGGGACTCCGGTAATGTTCTTTAGTTATCGGTAACTGTCTGCTTCCAAGAAACGCGTTCATCTAGGGCGCGTTTCTTTTTCCTTCCCCTACATATATGTTACTTTACCCATGCATTTTAAATACATATTGTATGGCCAGCATGGCAGTTGCATTGCCTACATAAGAATAGGTTTTTGCTGTATTCAGGTCCCTAATATGAACTGACTCCGGTGTAGTAGAAAGCGTAAGTGTGTTGCCACTACGTTCCGCTTTTATCTCTGCAGTCCAGATAAATTGGTTATTACAATACCCGCCTATTTCAATAGTATCACTAAAGTTGGTCTGTGTTCTGAGGTTCCAAGGTATAATATCGTAATCATACTTGGCTATAAAACCCATGCCTGATACTATTACACCACTTGCTGGCGCTGTCTGAAGCATCATAGATGCTATATAAAACCATGGCTTATCTGGATTGCTGGCGAGATGGGAAGCTACGTCGATGGTGGCTGGCATCACATCCGTCTTGAATAACAGATATTGCTGTGATGACATGCCAGTGTTAGACGCATCTGCAATATTTGCGCACAGTGTTTTAAAGTTATTTACCCCAGTACCCCCATTAGCCACAGGTAATACCCCAGAAGTAATATCAGTAGCAGCATGTTTATGACCAGTGGCTGCATACCCACTATGGGTATGATTAGTCGCAGCAGCTCCTACTTGAGCTGCAGTATGGGTATGAGTAGAAGCTGCATAGTTACTGTGAGTATGATTAGATGCAGCTTTACTATTAATAGCAG